TCACGCTCCGACATCCTTGACATGGCGAGCGAGTGCATCACGAAGGATCGCGCCGCGACGCACGGCGACATGGAGGAAAACTTCTCGACGATTGCGGCGTACTGGAGCATCCACCTGGGGGTTGAGGTGTCCGCCGCAGATTGCGCAATTATGTGCGCACAGATAAAAATTGCTCGCCTTAAAAGTAACGCCGCCCACACCGACAACTGGGTGGATCTGGTCGGATACGCTGCCTGCGGCGGTGAGCTGGCCGCTGAGCGCCCGGAGGGCGCGACATGAGCCTGCCCCTGGACAGCATCCTACCGAAGCTCATAGCGTGCGCTGAGTGCCACGGAGAGGGCACCGTGGAGCAGGGGTTCGCATACCCGCACAACGCAGGCCGAGACATCGGCGAAATCATCATGGAGACCGTGCCATGCCCCGAGTGCGGCGGCATGGGCGAGATCCCGCCATTCGACGAGGAGGAGGAAGACGAATGAAATACGATCCAGAGGCGCTGACCCGCCACGTTCTTGACTGCGCACAGCAAGGCATGTCGCAAGCCGACGTTGCCGAGCTTCTACATGTGTCGCGCTCAACGATACACCGCATATGCACCACAATGAATATTACTTTGGAGAGGAAGAAACGTGAATACGGACCAAACTCAGATTATTATAAAAAGGCTAGAGCGGATCAACAGCATAATGCTGACGGAGGCGAAGACGGCGATGCGGCCAAACTTGAAGCAGCGGTTGGAAGAGCAGCAAGCACTGCTCGACGTGCTAAAGCGCGAGATGCAAAAGACGCAGCCGAGCGACTGAGGCTCAAGCTGGAGGGTGTGACGGATAAGCACGAGCGCTACGAGATCACATACGCGCACTGCATCTGGGAGTTCGAACATATGCAATACCGCAAAGGCAAGCGCGACCCGCTGCCGGCTGGCCCGCGCAGGCCGACCACGCAAGCTCCGTCCATGCTGATAGCGGCGGAGAAGAGCAGGCAGCACAGCATCAACCAGGTCAATCGCCTGTTCTCTTTGATAAAGTATGACCAGCGCATTACGGCCTCTGAGGCCGCGGAGCTGCTGGGAGAGAGCGTGCCGCGCACGTCAAGCTATCTCAAGAAAATGTGGGAAGCGGATAAGATCTACCGCGTGCGCGACCTGGTCGAGGTAGAGGGCTGCACAAAGCGTCAGTGGCGCTGGGTCTTTAGCAAGCAGCCAATCAAGGCGCTGAATAACTTTTTCGAGGATGACGAGTGATGACTGACGAAGAGCTGGAGCGCATGATAAACGCAGCAGGTCTGATCGGAGCCATCTTTGGCTTCATCAGCGGCGCTGGCTTGATGATGCTGGTCGCAATTATATTTTGAAGTCGTGTGGGTGGCGTGATGTTGGCACATTCGGTAACGCAAAACCAATAAACAACGGTTACGGTTGAGCCACCCACTCGAACTTTGTAATCAAAGCCGCACTCGGTCACAAGAGATTATTTAAAGCTGTCGAATGTTTTTTGCATAGACAGCTTTTCATTTATAAATTCCTTTGGCGAAATGTATGTCGTAACGGAGGTCAGCTCGTCTCCCCGGCGGAAAATAACAGCGCCTAATTCAATGGATACAAACGCAAACACGTCTGACACATCGACGTTCTTTTTCGGCGTGTGGAATGCGTATCTATTGCTAGTCTTATGCGTCTTGCTTGCGGTCTTCACTTGCAACGTGAGCGTTTGTGTATCCGTTTGTATATACGCATCGTGATCTTTGATCTGGCACAGCGTGCAGATGTAGCCAGCCAGCGACAAATAGGCGAGAGCTAAATGCTCTCCCGCCCTGCCTACCGCCGCGCTGGCCTTCTGATCTTGTCTGGCCACTTAGCTAACCGGACTAAGCTAAGTAATCAGCCAGGTGTGGATCTTGCGCGTCTGGTTGATGCGATCCTCCAGGCCGTGATAGCCGCCATTCACGCGCTTGGTGATCCGCTTAATGGCCTCGTCGTTCACGCCGTCATCGGCAATCGCGAACAGGCCGTTCTTCTGGAAGAACCACAGCGCAGTTTCAAAGGCGTACTCGTCAGACAGCTTCGATGGATACTCAAGCACCTCCGGCAAGTTCATGTCAGCCGCAAATGCTTTGACGTTTGCCTTGCCCGTGAGCTGTAGGAAACCTTTGCCCGCGAACGCAAACCCGTCGCCACTTGCCTCGTCGCCATTGCCCATGCGGCTGGAGTAGACCTTGTTTGCCAGCCCCTGCGGGTTCTTGGCATACGGCTCCGCGCTCTCAACGGTCGGGAAGCGAGACGGCCAGACGGCTTGGATGCGCTCCGGTGTTGAGTAGTACAGCCCCTCGGTGGTGCGCTTAAACCCGCCGCTCTCGTGATGCGACTGGCCAAGCAAGTGAGCGCCGCGGTCAGGCGACAGGTCGTAATGCTTGGCGATTGCTCTGGCCGTGTTCGGGCCAAACGCGCCGTCGGCTGAAACTCCAATTTTGGCTTGGAGTAACTTCATTGCTTCACTCATTTTTTAGCCTTTTTCTTAGCTGGCTTCTTTGCTGTCTTGGCAGCCTTTTTAAATGCACTGGCCGTTGGCGCTCCTTTGGAGCCGGGCTTACGCATTTTCTCTCCGCTTCCGGCTTTAATGCGCGCACGCTTTTTTGCGATGTTTTTGTATAAAGACATCTCAGCACCCCTTACGCCATTTTGATTTTAACGCCCATCTTCTTGCACATGCCGGCGGCGCGGCAGGCGGATTTTGTCTTGCAGGATGGGCATGGCTTAAAGCCAGATGATTTTTTACCGTATTTCATGTTATGACCTCTTCGATTTGGTGCCGGAACATTTCCAGCGTTTGCGTGATAGATTGAGCGGGCTGTTAGGATCTTTCGCCGCCTTCGGAAACTTCTTCTTCTGCGCGGCGGATCGTGCGCAATATGCGTCTCCCTTGGATGTGCCGGGCTTGACCCGTGGGCCGCCACCCTTCGCTTTACCCGCTTGGCCGTAGCTGACCTTGCGTCCGCTGGCCGTGACTTTGACGCGGGCTTTGCCCTTAGCTGGTGTAGCTCTACTCATGTGTTTTCTCCAACCTTCAAGCAATACGGCCTTACTGCAAAGCCCTTGTCAACCAATTCAAGCGCAAAGTTCATTGCGTCTGCCTGACATTCAGCTTCGTTGTACCATATATTGTTCGTGTTTGCGACCACCACACAAGATTGCGCTTCTAATGTTGAGCATATTAGGAGGGCCGCGAGAAACATTACTATTTGCCGCCGTTCATATTCATGTGGTCTCGACCGATGTATTTCAACTCACTTTCTATGACCGCTATTCGCGCCTTCAGCTTATTGATCTCACCAATGGCCATTGTCATTGACGCAAGCTCGTCCCACAACTCATCGATATCACTGAAAGCATATTCCAGCTCCAGAGCGTTATCTTGCACATCGCGCTTGATGTTTATGTTGTCCTCAATGGCCATACGCGAGCCAATTTGGCCAACAGTCTCTTCTAAGTTGGCAATCGTTGCGGCTTGCTGTGACACCCACCAGACACCCGCCGCTAACTGCACGGCCATAGCTGCCACGAGGGCGAGAGGTAGTTTGATGTTTTCCATTACTTTTTCAGCCCCTTCACTGTGCGGATGCCAAAGCTCGCCGCAATGCTTGCATACATCGCCCACTGAAACCACTGCGGCGCAGCGTCCAGATTAGCGAAACCCTGCGCCATGTAAGGCTGGATGCCCGGTATGAAGCTGCCAAGCACGATAGCTATGAACGCAACGGTCCAAGCCTCATCTTTCCACGAATTGTTGCTGGCCTCGATAGCAGCCTGCTCCCAGCTTATCTCGCCAGTAGCAATTTTCATCTTGGTCTCGGCTTCCGCTTTCTTCACGGCAGTCTTGCCGTCAATGTAGCTGGCAGCAAGTCCGCCGAGTGATCCGATTATCTGACCGATCATTGTCCCACCTCATATTCTACTTTTGAGCTTGAACCAGTGCTGGTTACGCTCGTTTTGCTCTCCTTACCCATCCAGATGCCAAAGCAGCCTGTGAGCGCCCCCATACAGACGCTGACAAGCCCTGACTGGGCAACGCTGGGATCATCTAGCCCCATAAACCAATGCACCGCCTGATAGGTCAGCACAGTGACTGCCAGCATCATCAATCGCGGCAGAACTTTCCAGTCGTCAAGTATTGTGTGTGCCATTCTATTTACCCTTCGTAATTTTTAAGCACTGCAAATATTCATTGTTTTTCGTCACCAGAACAGAAGCCCGACGCAGCTCATCCGTGCAGTCCTTTTCAGAGCTATACTGGCCAACCTCGAAGTGAACGACGCTTGCAGAAAGCTGAAACCAAAGAAGCACCCACATTATCTCACCTCATCCGCTAGCAAGGCTGCGAGCCAGAGCAAGCCGCCGCTGCCCACGGCAAAAACTATGCAGGCGACCGCAATCGTAATGAAGTAAAAGATGCGGTCACGCTTTGCGGCTTGCTCCTCAAGAGCTTTCTTCTGCCTTGCTCTAGCTGCGCCCATCTCACGTTGGACCGTCTCCCACATCCCCGGCGGTCCATATAGCTGGCAATGGCTGCGAAGGGTATCCATAGCTTCCTTATGTTTTATCTTTGCATTGGCAATTGCAAAGCCTTCCTCCTCAGTAGAGGTAAGCCTGCCCAGCGGGCCTTTGTGTCGGCCTTGCTCCGCGAGGTGAATGTCAGCCTCTAATTTGGCCAGCTTGCCAAACTGCGGCAGCACAGAGCCAACGTCCTTGCCAGCCTGAACGGCGGAGCTGATCCCGCCTGCGATAGTGCTAACCGCACTTGCGAGAGCGAGAACCTCAATCATCTTACCGCTCCATTAGTCGGTCAATTTTTTCTTCAAGCCGATCAAACTTATTCATAATTTGAGAAAGAACCTCAGAGCTGTCAGACTTTGTGACGTATTCTTTAGCCATTTCTTCGCGGGTTCTATTCAGCAGAATACGAAGGCGATCTAGCTCCTCACTTTGTGTCTTTAACCACCAGCCAATGCCAGCGATTACGACTCCAAAAAGTATATTCAAGATCGCGTCCATTTCCAT